AAAATCCTTTAAAACTTTTAGTGGTACATTTTCTGGAGAAACTTTTACAATAAATGACCATGGATTCTATACTGGAGAATCTGTATATTACACCCCTCAGAGAACTCAAACAACTGTTGAGATTGATGGAGAAGATATAATTGATACTTCCGTTCAATCTTCTTTGTTCGGTGGAGATACTGGTGGAGAGGGTGTATATTATATTCATAGAGTAGATAGTAATAACATCAAATTAGCAAAATCACCAGCCAATTTATACACATCTAATTTTGTAAATATATCAACAACTACGGTTGCTTCCAATACTATTGAGTTGACAGAAACTTCTAATAGAGTTATAGATTCACAAAGACTTTATAGAGAAGTTTCTACTCCAATTAACAATGATGTTGAAGTTGAAACTACACCAGGAGCGACTGGAATTTTAATTAATGGTGTTGAGATTTTAAACTATAAGTCAAAAGATATAATTCATACTGGAAAAGTAGAAAAAATTGATGTTTCTTCTCCTGGAAATGGATTTGATGTAATTAATCCACCAGATTTAGTAATAACAGATTCGTCTGGATCTGGTGCATCTGGATTTCTCGCAGTTAGTGGAGAATTACAAGAAATACAAATTATTGATAGAGGATTTGATTTTACAGAAACCCCCACCGTCTCAATAACTGGTGGAAATGGATCTAATGCTAGAGCTTTAGTAAATACAAAATTAATTTCTCATTCAGTAGAATTTTTCTCAGATGTACAATCTGCAAGAGTTTCTATAGGTGCTAATAATTCTACCATTGGATTCTCAACCTATCACAAATTCAGAAATGGTGAACAAGTAGTTTATAATCCAAATTCTCAACAAGTAGTTGGTGGATTATCAACTAGTGCAACATATTTTGCTGAAATTATTGATGCTACTACGATTAAATTACACAATACTTTAGAAGAAGCAATTGTTGGCATTAATACTGTTGTTTTGTCATCTCATGGTATTGGAAAACATACTTTAGAGTGTACATCTTCAAAGTCTGTTATTGACTCGATAAACATTATCGATAGTGGAACTGGTTATGAGAACAAAAAAAGAACTGTTGTTTCGGCAGGAATCAATACCTCATCCGATATTATTACAATAGAAAACCATGATTATAAATCTGGTGAGGTATTAAGATATTCTGCTGGGACAAGTGTAATTGGTGGATTAAGCGATGGAACTAATTACTATGCTACAGTAATTGATTCCAACCAATTTAGATTATCCGAAATTGGTCCAATAACAGATGAAAACTTCTTCTACAGAACAAAACAGTATGTTGATTTAACTAGTGTTGGTACGGGAACACAGATTTTCAATTATCCCCCAATATCGGTTACAGTGGAAGGACCCGTTGGTATAGCAACTGTTACGGGTATTGAATCTAGCGCGTATAAAGCTGAGGTTCAACCTATTTTCAGGGGAGAATTAACTTCAGTACACTTATCCAATAAAGGATCTGGATATGGAACTAATGGTATTATTAATTTTGACAAATTACCTGATGTAACTGTAACATCTGGAGTAAATGCTCAGGTTAAACCTATTGTTGCTGCTGATGGAAGAATTATAGAAGTTATAATTGAAAATGTTGGATCCAACTATACATCTATTCCTAACTTAGAAATAATATCTACAACTGGTCTTGGATGTGTTTTAACTCCAATTTTTTCAAATGGAAGACTCAGTGAAGTAAAAGTTATAGAACCTGGAACAGGATATGTTTCTGGAGATGTAACTATTGAGATAACCCCATCAGAGGACGATTTCTCATTCATTCCACAAGTACAAAGATGGAGAGTAAATTTATTTGAAAAACTATACAATAACAATTTAATAGGATCTGATGATACCGTTGCACAAAGATCTTTAAATGATAACTACGGTTTACAATGCTATTCATTGTATGCACCTAGACCACTAAGAGAAATGGTTTATTCTGTTTCTGAAGGTGGAGATATTTTATATGGAAAACCGGATTTAAAACTAGTAAATTCTCAAGAAACAGAATTTACTGATCACTCCCCAATTATTGGTTGGGCTTATGACGGAAATCCAATTTATGGTCCATATGGATACTCTAATAATAATGGTGGAATAGTTACTTTGATGAGGTCTAGTTATAGACTCAATGCATCTCGCACTGATGGACCATCAGTAACTACTTTCCCATTAGGATTTTTTATAGAAGATTTCACTTACTACGAAAATGATGATGATAGTTATCTTGATAGAAATAATGGAAGATTCTGTGTAACACCAGAATATCCAAATGGAACTTATGCTTACTTTGTTACAGTTAATCCCGACAGCATAGAATCTTCTGGATTATTTGAAAATTATAAAATACCAACATTCCCATATGTTTTGGGAGACAAGTATCATTCTACTCCAAATGAGTTTAACTTCTCAAAATCCTCTAATCAGGATGATTATGATATTGTAGCAAATAATTGGTGCAGAAATACAATCTCATATAATTTGAGAGAAAGTGGTATTGATTATCCTTACATATATTCGCCAAATAATTTATCTCAGACAGGAAAAATTGTATCTACTAATAGAGGAAGAGTTTCTAAAGTAGATGTCAAGAGTGCTGGAGATAATTATAAAGTTGGTGACACTTTAAACTTCTCCGGAGATGTAACTGGATTTGGAGCAGCTGGAAGAGTTTCTAGACTGAAAGGAAGATCTGTCAATAGTCTTAGTGCTGCCATAACAGAAATATCCAATGCCGAATTTATTCCTTCAAATAAGAAAGGAAGTTATCTTGTAGAGACAACATCTCCTCACAATTTTATAGATTTAGATATTGTCAATGTCAGTGGTATTTCTACAACATCATCAAAAATTGAAGGATTCTATACCGTAGGAGTCTCAAGTGAGAAGTTTTCAATTGTTGGATTGGGTACTGTAGGAGTTGCTGTTGGAGATACAAGTATTACTGGATTGGTAACTTTCTTTAATGTATCATCAAGTTTAATTGATTCAAATATTATACCGAATGATATTCTAGGTATTGGTACAGAACAAGTAAAAGTTTTAAATGTAGATAAAGAAAATTCTAGATTCAGAGTCCTGCGAGAAGTAAATGGTACTGTTGGTTCTACTCATACTATAGGATCAATTTTAACAGAAATACCAAGAAGATTTGAAATAAATTCTGGATTCAAGACTAGATATGCATTCCAGAAAAATAAAGAAATATATTTTGAACCACAAGAAACTGTAGGTCTTGGTACTACTGCTGTTGGAATTGGATCAGTATTGCAATTTGATTCCTTTGGATTAAATACTGTTGGTCTTGGAACAACTTTTGGAGCGAGTTCTCTTGCAGTTCCAATTAAATCTCTGTACTTCAAGGATCATAATTTACAGACCGGTGACTTACTTACATATTCTCCAAATGGTGGTCAGGGCATTGTCTACAATGACAATGGAGAAATTGGTGTAGCTAAAACTCTGGCTGATGGGCAGCAACTTTTTGTTGCTAAAATTTCAAAAGATTTGATTGGTATTGCAACCCAAAGAGTTGGAATTGGATCTACTGGTGGATTCATTGGAATAGGAAATACAACTACAACACTATTCTTCACTGAACTTGGTACTGGTAGAAATCATAGTTTTGCAACAAATTATGATAATATAACTGGAAATTTAGCAAAAAGAACTGTAACCGTTACCACTGATGCAAATCATGGTATTCGTGCAGGACACTTTGTTGATATTGATGTTAATCCATCATTTGCAACGACATATGCTGTAAAGTATAATGATACGAACAGAAGAATACTTGTTGGTATAGAGACTTTTAGTGATGTGGGTGTTAATACTACTACTAATACTATTACTATATCTAATCACGGTTATGAAAGTGGTGATAAAGTAATTCACTCCTCGACAACTCCTTGTCAAGGATTGGAAAATGATAAAATTTACTATATTGTAAAAGTTGATGATGATAACTTTAAACTATCCAATACTTACCATGATGCCACTAAATTAATACCAAGCATTGTAGGTATTGCAAGTACATCATTTGGTGAGTTTGGACTTGTTAATCCTTCTATTACATGCTTTAGAAGTTCAACATTGAATTTTGATCTCTCAGATTCTTCCTTAGGATTTGTTCAGCAATCTACTAATTATTCTGCATTCAGACTTAATTTCTATCTGGATGACACATATACTCGTCGTTGGGAAACTGATGGATCATCTTCAACCTTCAGTGTTTCTAGAACAGGAATTCCTGGAACTTCTTCTGCTAATGTATCTGTTTCTATTGGAAATACAACACCCGAAAGGTTGTATTACTCTTTAGATCCAGTTTCTGATGCAAATCTTCCTACTGTAAAATCAGAAATAATAAAAGATTCTGAAATTTTAAATTACAATACGATAATAACTCAGAATAGTATTTACAATGGAAATAGAAGAGTTTCTGTTGCGGGAACTAACTTCTTTGAATTTGAATTGCCTCAAAATCCCGAATCAAATTCATATGTATCAACTTCATCTAGTATAACCTATACAACCGACTGTACTCATACAACTGGACCAATATCTGCAGTAGAGGTTACTAGTGCTGGTAAAAACTATACCACTTTACCTTCAATTGAATCTATCAATTCCATCGAGGGAGTAAGAGCAGATTTAGTATCAGTTAGTGAAGATATTGGAGTTATTGAGAAGGTAAAAATTAATGATGTTGGGTACGATTTCCCAACTGATAGTACATTAAAACCAAGTGCTTCTCTCCCGCAAATTATTAATGTTGATTCTTTTGCTAAAGTTGAACTTATTGATATAGTTTCTGGAGGAAGGGGATATACTGCAGCACCAGAGTTACTTTTCTTCGATGGTAAAACTGGCGATCAAATTACCGATATTTCGACTAAGTATTCTTTAGGGGACTCAGAAGTAACCATTTTAAGTAATACCAGAGGAATTAACAATGCTACTCCAACAGTATTACCAATAAAAAATACTAATGGAGTTGGAATTAGCACCGTTGGATTTAATACAGTTACTAAAGATGTGACTGTAACTATGGCAATTGGATTTAGCACTTCATTCCCATTTGAAGTTGGTGATCAAGTAATGATCGAAAATATTAGTACGGTTGGTGTAGGTACTACTATTAAAGGCTATAATTCAAAAGAATATGGATATAAATTATTCACTCTCAATGCGGTAACTCCAAATATTGGAGGAATTGGATCTGTCGCATATAATTTGAGCAACGAATTGGGTGAAGGCGAAATTCCAGGAGAATTTGATGTAGTTAATTCTTCTGGACAGATAATCGCACAGAAGAATTTTCCAACTTTTGAGGTATTATTATCTACAGGCGACTATCTTGACGGCGAAAAAGTTACTACTAATGGAAAAGAGGGTATTGTCCAAAGTTGGGATAGAACAACAAAAACTCTTAGAGTTCTCTCTTCCGATAATTTTGTAGAGGGAGAAGTTATAAGAGGACTTACTTCAGAACTTTCTGGAACTGCTTTAAATGTAACATCATATGAATCATATTTTGAAACCGATGTTTCTGCTCAAATATTCAGCGGAAATCAAACTGGTTCTGGATTCTTAAATGATAATTTACAAAGAATTCAAGATAATTTCTATTATCAAAACTTCTCATATTCACTGAAGAGTACTATTCCATTTGATGATTGGAATGATGCAGTATCTTCGGTAAATCACACTCTTGGATATAAAAAATTCGGTGATCTTCAAGTTGAGTCAACAAATTCGGATATATCTCTGCGAGTTGGCATTTCTACTGAGTTAACCGAAGTTAGCATTGTAAGTAGTTTGGATGGTTTTGTAGATACCAACTGTGTATTTGATTTTGATATTGCTACAGAAAATAATGTAAATCTTTCGGATGGTAGTGTTCTTTCTGATGAAATCATTCTTGATAACAAAATTTTAACAGATTTTACTGAATCATCTGGAAACAGAGTTCTCTCTATTGACGATATTTCTACACAATTCAACAGTAATCCCAGGGCAACTGCTTTCAGTATACTTGATTCATTTAATCTGGATGATGTCAGATTTAGAAAGTATTTCACTTATTTGAAAGATAAAAGATTTACTCAAGAAAGGCAGGGTTTAATTGTTGATCTTATTCATGACGGAAATGTTGGATATCTCAATCAATATGCAAGAGTTGAATCTGTGTATGATCAAGGATCTTTTGACTTCTCAATATCTGGATCAGATGGACAATTATTGTTCTTCCCAACTAAGTCATCGATAAATGACTATCATCTTACATCAATTTCTTATAATTTAAATGATAATTATCTTAGCACAGGATCCACCTCTATTGGAGGTGTCTTAATTGATTCGGATAGCACTATTATTAACTCTGGTTCTTCTGCAACTATTGTTAGTATTGGTAATACATATCACTCCCTGAAAGTTCTTGTTGAAATCGCTCCAGATGTTAGCAATCCATCTTATGGAAATACTGCAACAATCAATGGAAATGAATTTGAAGCACAAGAACTGAATATCGTCCATGATGGATCTGATGTTTCTATTCTTGAGTATGGTAAGTTAACTACCTCTCCTGGAGGACTTAGTGCAACTGGATTTGGAACATACACTGCATATCTCGATGGATCAAATATTAAGGTTGACTTTAATCCATCTGGAATAGGAACAAACGCTGTAGTTAATACTATAGTTGTAGGTTTATCTTCAGTATCATCTGGTATTTCAACTTTAGATCTAAAACATGCTAGATTGCAGTCCACTACTACAAATATCGCATCATCTGGATCTCCAACTGAAAATATCATCACAGAATATCCAAGTCATTTAGATGTTGCTGAAGACAGATATGATGCTGGATATTTCATGATTCAAGTTCATGATACCACAAATGATCGTTATGAGTTCTTAGAATATTTTGTTGTTGATGATCATATTGAGGGAGAAACAACTGGAGAAACCTTTGATACTGAATGGGCAAATATCCAAACTCACTCTGGACTTGGTACTTTTGGATCTAGATTAATTGCTGACTCGGTTGGACTTGCTGCAACAACTCAGGTTCTGTTTACACCAGTTGCTGGAATTGATGCTACTGTTCATGTATATACAAATGCTCTTAGAATTGAGGATGACTCGAAAGATACAATTAACTTTAACAATGGAACCATAGAAACTGGAGCTGGTGATTACACTGGAACTGAAAGGGATATTATGAGATCATTTAATTTGACTCATAAGAATGATCAGATTTTTGAAAGAGTAATTACTGCTGGAAGTGGTATCAACACTTCTTCAAATAGCATCACAGTCCCAAATCACTTCTATGTGACAGGAGAGCAAATTGAATATGCTGGTCCAGGTATTGGAAACAGTGGATCTATTGGTATTGCTTTAACTACATTCCCAGTTACTGGAGTTACTACTTCATTACTTCCTACAACTGGAATATTTGTAGTTAAGATTAATGATAATACTATTAAACTTGCTAGAAGTGCAGAAGATGCTCTGAAATCTATTCCACAAGTTCTTGATTTAACTTCAATTGGTGATCTTGGAGTTGGAGCTGCTCACACATTTACATCAACGAATCAAAATGCAAAAGTACTTGTTGCTATTGATAATCTGATTCAGTCCCCAATAGTCTCTACGGCAGTTACAACAACCTTAGAGGACGATGTAGTAAGCACAGATAACACTGTTGACTTTACTGGTATTACTTCATTCTTTGGCGGAGATTTGATTAAGGTTGGTGATGAAATTATGAAGATCGAGGGCGTTGGTATTGGAAGTACGAACAGACTCTCAGTCCGTAGAGGATGGATGGGAACAAATATTCAAACTGGAATTTCTTCTGGTGATCTGGTAACAAAAGTTATTGGAAATTACAATATTGTTGCTAACACTTTGACATTTAGTGAAGCACCATATGGAAACATTCCAGTTGGATCTCCAACAAATCCTCCAGATCAAAGAGACTATATTGGAATATCTACTAGTTCTATGTTCCAAGGAAGAAGTTTCATGAGAACGGCTCAGCCAAATACAACTAATGAAACTTACTATAAAAATTACATATTTGACGATCTTTCAGATCAGTTTAATGGAGTTGAAAATGAATTTACTTTGAAATCTGATGGAAGTAATATTACTGGAATTAATAATGAAGGTGCAATTGTATTAGTTAATGATATATTCCAGGTTATTGGAGAGCAAAATAATTTCACTTTATCTGAAAGCACTGGTATAACTTCAATTACTTTTGTTGGTGCCGGCAGAACAACTCAATCTGCTTTCTTAGAGTCAATGTCTGAAGATGTTGGAGTGTCCACTTTCCCAAGAGGTGGAATGTTGGTTTCTGTTGGATCTAGTGCAGGATTTGGATTACAACCTTTAGTTGCTGCAGGTGGAACTGCAGTTGTTTCTAGTGCTGGAACCATCTCGGCAATTTCGATTGGAAACAGTGGATCTGGTTATAGATCTGGAACTCAACTAGTAAATGTTAGTGTAGGAATTTCAAGTCTTTCTACGGATAACATAGTTGCTATTGGAACTGCTTTGATTAGTAATGGTCATGTAACTGGAGTTACTATTACTAATCCTGGAAGTGGATATACAACTACAAATCCACCTTTTGTTGAATTTGATTCCCCATTCTCGTATACCAACTTACCTTTAGATTATGTTTCTGGAACAACTGGATTTGGAACAGCAGCTACAATTGATGTTGTTGTTGGTCAAGGATCTAGTGTAATTGATTTTGAAATTAATAATACTGGATACGGTTATGGTAATGGAGAAAGACTAACAGTTTCTGTTGGTGGAACTACTGGAATTCCTACTACATCTTCTTTTGTATCCACAGATATTTTTGAAATTCAAGTTGAAAAAGTAATTAATGATGAATTTACTGGATGGTCTTTGGGTGTTATTGATACATTTGATGATGTTACCAACTTCATCGATGGCACTAGAATTGACTTCCCCTTGGTTAAGGCAGGAGTTCCAGTATCTATTAATAAGTCAAAAGGATCTAAGATTGAACTTGACCAATTGCTTTTAGTATTTGTAAATGAAATACTTCAAAAACCAGGAGACTCATATCTGTTTAATGGTGGTTCTCAAATAACCTTTACAGAACCATTGAAACTTGGAGATACTCTCAATATTTGTTTCTATAAGGGAAGTGGAGATGAATTAGATGTTATTGATAGAGAAGTTATTGAAACTATCAAATATGGAGATGAAGTTACTTTAAACTATAACCCAGATTTAGGACAAAAACCATATCAACAAGAAGATGTTAGAACAATCAGTTCTATCACAAATGTTGATAGGTGCGAAACTCTCCCATATTTTGGACCAGGAAACACTACTGATACTACTTTTGAAAGACCAGTTACTTGGTGTAGACAAACTCAAGATAAGATTATTAATGGTCAGGAAGTTGGAAAGGATAGGGAAATTTATGAACCCGTCATTAATCCAGTAGCAAATATTATTAGTTCTGTTGGTATTGGTTCTACTGTGATCTATGTTGATAGATTAAGACCACTGTTTGACCTTAATAATGAAAATGCACAATCTACATTTAGAAACACGATTCAAAAAGAAGTAAAATTAGTAAATCCAGTAGTTGTTACTGGGGCAGCCGCGACTGCTGTAGTTTCTTCTGCTGGAACTATTACTTCAATCGTAATTAATAATGGTGGAGTTGGATATTCAACAACACCAGATGTAAGTATTGGTGTAGGATCTGTAACAGCAACTGCAGAGGCAACAATCGCCAATGGAGTTGTCACTGGAGTTACTATTACTAATCCTGGAAGTGGATATACAACTACAAATCCACCTCTAGTCTTGATTGGACCTCCTGCAGAGCAAACAGAGACTTGTGATGTTGTACAAAACATTGGTTATTCTGGAGATTCTGGAATAATTGTTGGACTTGGAACTACTTCTATTGGTGTTGGTGCAACAGGAATGATATTCCACTTACACATTCCTCTAGACTCTGAGATGAGAGATGCTAATTTAGTTGGAACTGCAGTTACCTTGAGTGGAATATCTACAGGAGACTACTTTATCGTAAGAAACTCCAACTTAGGAGCAGCATCAACAAGTATAAGTGCTCTTGGAACTGATAATGCTACAGTAGTTGGAATTGGATCGGAGTTCCTTGATAATGTATATGTTGTCAATAAGATGGAACTTGAAACTCAAGTTATTGCTGGAGTTAGCACAAATGTAATTAAGGTTAGTGTAAACACTAATATGGAACCCGATGGTATTGCTGGACTTACAACTGGAGCATTCCTTGGTGAATACTCATGGGGTAAAGTTAATTTAGAGGCTAGAACCAAAGAAATTTCATATCCAGCACATACTATGTCTGGAATAGGAACAAATGGATTGACTGGTATATCTACTTCTTCAAAACTCTATAGAAGTAGATATGTTAGGTTCAAAAAATTCACATGATTTTTCGTAATAAATAAGTAAAAAAGTCCGTCAAAAATGGCTGCCATTATAACTGATCAGGTAAGAATATTAAACGCGAAAAAATTTGTCGCAGGAGTTGCTGATGTTAGCAACTCCTATTATTCTTTTGTCGGACTTCCAAATCCGACAGACTATTCCTCTACATGGAATGAGAATCCCCCTGCACCAAAAGATAATTTTGATCAGGAGAATGATTATTGGAATACAATGATCGCTCTGAAGAGGATTAACTCTACTGATGTAAGACAAGTTATTCCCAAGAGAATCTGGTCTTCGGGTACTACCTATGATATGTACCGACATGATTATAGTAGATCAAATACTGCTCCAATTTCAGGATCTACTAATCTGTATAATTCAAACTTCTATGTCCTCAATAGTGATTATAGAGTTTATATTTGCTTACAAAATGGAACAAATCCAGAAAACACTCTTGGCAGACCATCTTTAGACGAACCGACTTTCACAGATCTAGAACCAAAGGCAGCTGGAACTAGTGGTGATGGATATATTTGGAAATATCTCTATACTATCAAACCCGCAGACATTACTAAGTTTGATTCTACAGATTTCATGCCAGTTCCTACAGACTGGAGCACTAGTAATGATACATCTTTAGTTAGAGAAAATGCTGTAGATGGTTCTATTAAAATTGTTACGATAACTAATCGTGGTGCTGATTTGGGAACAGCAAATCAGACATATACTGGAGTTCCTATTAAGGGCGATGGTACAGGAGCAACATGCACTGTTACTATTGACGGAGACTCTAAAATTAACGAAGTTTCTGTATCTTCTCAAGGATCTGGATATACTTTTGGAACTCTTGACTTTGAATCTGCTGGAATTCCAGTTGGAACAACTAGACCAACTTTTGATGTCATTATCACTCCACAGGGTGGTCATGGTGCCGATATCTATAGAGAATTGGGTGCATATAGTGTTCTAATGTACTCCAGAATTGAAAGTGACAATGAAAACCCAGATTTCGTCACAGGTAATCAGTTTGCAAGAATTGGTATTGTAGAAAATCCACTCTCTCCAGCAGGAGGATCAGTTTTAACCGCAGATAAAGCGAGTGCAGTAGTTGCTTTAAAACTGACTGGAGTGGGATATAGTGAAGCAACCTTTACTTCCGATGCATTTGTCACTCAAACAGTTGGGTCTGGTGTTACTGCAGTCGGTAGAGTTGTAAATTATGATCAAAATACTGGTGTCTTAAAACTTTGGCAAGATAGAACAGTAGCAGGATTTACAACTGCTGGAATTGGAGTTACTAATCCAACATATGGATATGAATTGCAAAGTTTCACTGGAAGTCCAACTGGAACTGGATCGTTAGCAATTACTCCATCTACAGGGTTACCTTTAAGTATTGATAGTACATTTAGCGATAACAAAACGACGATAAATAATCGTACATATTATCTTGGAATGGATTTCACTACAGGTGTTGCATCCCCAGAGG